GGCGAGAAGGGGGCGAGAGGATACGTGTACCAGTTTGTGAAATTGGCAAAGTCATTTCGGGCTACAGCATCGGAACGTCTAGTAATAAATATAAGTCGCATAATTGGATTGTGCGTCTGTAAGTCTAGGACTTGCCGTGTATATTGACCCGGAAAGGGATATTTTACAACCTGTGGAATCATATAGCTGAGTGGCCTCGATGCGAAAATCTGCTGCTCCTCCTTTGGAAGATAGATGAACGTGCCCTGTAGAATCGGATTTATAAACCAACTATTGAGGGCTGGAGGTGTAAATCCAATATCCGTAAAAAAGTTTCGTATCTGCGCACCCGTTGTGGTGGCAGACGAATAATTCGGTATATTATTCTGTATCTGTGCGTCGCTAGCATTCATAATATAATTTGGACTCACACGATACCCAGAAACATCAAGGACCGTATAGAGCTGCGAAATGGGATTGAGTGTGAGCTGAATCTCACATTCATGATATTGAAGTCCAATAAGAGGTAGGGCTAGGGAGGGTGACTCCGTAAACCAGAATGAGAGAGGAACATGAATATTACGACCTATAATGGAGGGCCGATTCGTTTGTACACTGCGACTCGTATCGGGAATGACACTTGGATATCCTAAGTGAATTGTACCACCAGCATAGGTACTATTCGCCGGATCCGTAAGCTCTGGAGTATCACCCACAAGATACTTCCACTTCAAAAAGGCGTCCTGGTCTACATCAAGCAGCGCACGAGAAAGAAGGTAGGCGCCATCGAATTCCTGAATCTTCTGGCCTCCTACGAAAATGGCAGCGTTCTGAATAATGGCCGCCCCTAGATACCGTACCCACTGGAATTCCCATTGCGATATACGCCCAGCAGGGTTTGGAACAATGTACTTACTGTAAATATCTGGGATGGTGAAAGTGAAAATCATATCAGATAACAAATCTCCATAACGAGGGATTTTTGCCCGGAGTTGTACGGGCTGATCATAGGAAAGCTCATCAGGTCCCTCCAGGGGAATTGTTATACTTTCCATGGCAAAATGTGAATAACGCTTGAATGCCTTGTAGAAATAGGTCATTTGTGGGTTGCCACTCAAAAGTACATTTTGCGAGCCGTATGCGATAAGAGCTAATATTCCTCCGCCTGTCATAGTCTCTTCTGAATCCTTACTGGAATAGAAGAGATTATGCTTAAGTACTAAGACTATGCGCTATTCTGCCACCAATCGTCGCCCAAATAGGGGGGCTTGTCCATAGACTTTTGTTTAGTCACATTTGATGGCCCTGCCGCCATCAAATTCTGAATCTCATTTACAGACAAGGCATACCGGGCATATACTAAATTTGATACGTTTCCAGTGAAAGCGCCGTCAATATTAAAGTCATCATTCTTAAGGGCCGGTATAACTGAACCGCGCAAGGTATTCACCTTCGTGTTTGAAAAAAGAATAACGTCCTGGTAATTTTGATAGGGGATTGTGTTCTTAAAAGGGATACGATTCGCCAGATTTCCATTCACAAAAATATCGAGGCCATTCTTGTAGCAATTTAGAACAAGGTGAAACCACTTGCCTACCGGAATATTATTGATATCGGCGTAAGTATATGGGTTGGCATAAGTATTCATAAGAACTCGCATCGAATTCTTGTCGCCGTGCATAAAAACGCCAGGTCCCATAAGAGGCCAAGGATTGGCAAATCCCTTATGGAAAACATGTTTAAATGTGGCTTGTCCGTCAAAGGTAGAAGGATTCACATACATGTAGAGGGAATATGCGAATTCTATACCTGTGCGCTCATTCACGGAAACGCTGATGGGCTTCGCGTCAGTGTACTTTTTGGCATCTTGATGAATAACAATAGATGAATCTTCTGCCGATGCCGTATAGTCTAGAAGTGTTTGAAACCTGTTCCGTGAATTCATGGTGATTGCGTATAGAATCTCAATAGCAAATGCGAATAAAAGTACTATAATTACTGATATAAGGCCCGTGACAATTTGACCGGGTGCCCCGACATTACTTGTATATACGTCGGACATTCTCTAACGTGTTCTACTAAATTTATGAGGAGTCTTTGAAAAGCGAAACAAACCACGTGAAAAAATCAGTATTATTACCTGAATGCGGGCCACTCAAGTAGGCCCTATAGATTTCATCCGGATTCATGGCATAATTAGCCACAGTTGTAGTACCCGTATATCCGTCAAAACCTCCATGGTCTGTCATGATTGGTTTAACACCCGTGGGGTCGACCTTGTAGTAAGATTTGGCAACACAAGAGCGACTGAGCTTTCCGTCGATATATACGTCAATCGTACGCCCGCTTAGAACAACGGATACCATGGTCCAGCGCTGTAGGTCGACTTCTGTGAGGTCGCAAATAGGAGGGGCATCCAGAAGAACATCATCCATCGCTAGGGGTTCAAACATGGCTGCCACTGAGTCTGCCGACAAATTCCCAATGATTTTGGGATAAGGAGTGTCAGTTGTTCCAGGAGACTTACTGCCAGCAGATTCATCGCTATTATAAACACCAGCATCAAGTTGCCTTCGAATTTCATCTGCATTGCTCTGTCTATTAAACATAGCAGGTCCTGAACCAGAGCCCCTAGAGCCGCTACCAGAGCCGCTAGCCTGAAATCCTTCCACACGCAGGGCAGATTGTAATTGTGCCGGCAACAGTTTTGCCAAAGCGTTTGACATAACACTACTTGGCTTATTCTGAAAGCCTTCCGTTGAATTTGTATGCGTCCTCACAAACAAAGTATTCTTAAACGCCCCCAACCCAATTAACAAGGTAGAAAAGTAGGTCCCCCTCAGCTCAAACAAATGTTTCCTAGTGTTCAAATTCGTATTATAGCTGCTTACATAAATCCATGTATTTACTGAATACTCGCCCCCTTCATAGGGAGTAGGAACTGCTGGAAATTTATCGATAATACTATTAGCAGCTTTTTGACCTCCTGTAATTACAACTCCTGTACTATTCATAGGCGTATACAGAAATCTGTAAAGGAAGTATATGGCAGTCAGGCCCACAAGTACATACACAACTGATAAAAACCCAAATGTGCTTGTACGTGAATTTTGAGCAGGCGCATCCATTCTATTATATTACACTAATTGTATGAAGTACTCCAATCGTATAGCGGTGAGGCAGGTTTAATAACAGGTGCATCGAAACACCCCCCCTGTGGGCATACATTTACTGAAAGACTTGATAGTAAATCAGTCGGTATACGAGGTGCCCCACGCGTATCGGCATACTCACTATACTTAGCACTCACATCCAATGTACTTACGCGATAATTATACATGTTTGCTATTGCCAATTTTCCTAAAATGGCACCTGAACCGGAAGTAATACCCTGCATATTTGTATTCGAGGCATTGGAAACAGGCATGTACATCGTTTTTTGCGACAGCACAATCTTGTCATTATAATACACATCAAATCGGCGCCCTTCCCTCGCGACAGTAAACATGAGCCATTTTTGTAGGGAAATGGGTGGAAGTACAAATGTTTCCATGTATTGTTGAGGAGCAGTATTCATAGCTCCAACACCACCCCTAGTAGAATTCGTAATAGTTGCCCCCTGTGTTTTTATTATGAGCTGTGCCATTGCCTTTCCTTGCCGACTGGCATCCGGGGCACTTAATACCTCCAATTCCACAATCCCTCCTATACTGAGTAGGGTCGTATAGCCAGAGTGGTCGCAGACAGAGCAATCGGCATTCTCACAGGCACAGGGGGCAAAGCTGCCATCATCACACGATGCCTGATTTGGCTCGGTCCCACACGCAGTATAGGAGCCGGTACGATTCAAAGATTCGAGATTCAAAAACGCTGAAAAACTTCCATAGGAATCCGTATAAAAAGTCCTCGAATCCTTGTCTGTTAAAATCGTGTTTTGCTGATTTAGTGAAAAAGGTCCGATAGCACTGGCAGTAATTTTCGGCTTGTATCCGAAACTGAAATAATACATTACGCCAATTACGACCACTATGAATAATCCTAAAACTATAGGAACACGTGAAGAGTCCATCTACCGTGGAATGCTATAAATAAGTAATACTTAGAATGCACTCTTCGCATAGAAAGCATCATTTGTAATTGGCTCTCCATACGCTCGTACTTCACGCGCGGTTAGTACGCGTGGCCAGAATGCCAGATTGGAAATCAATACATTTGGTCCGATACTGGAGACGACAGGAAAGATTGCCGCATTATCGGCAATGGTAATCAGACTACCCTTAAATGCCATCGACTGCTCGAGTTTTCCGTTTATGTAAACTTCCAAGAATGTGCGTGTGAATACAACCGTGACGCGGAATACATGTTTCACTGGGACGTTTTCAATAGCAGTCGTCGTCTCCAAGACATTGGTACCAGAAGAATTTTTAGTGACTACACTGACAAAGAGGTCATTCTTCATCGAGTCGAGCCATACCATAATATTCGTATTGGGAAAGCTATCAAGTAAATGACCGTTCACATCTCTAACTGGCCGACTCAAGGCTATCCGTGTTGGCGATCTGTAAAGTATAACACGTGGAATTGTCGATGCCTGGAAATTGCCACTCAAGAAGACATCCATGCCAAGCGTATAGGTACATGCCGGTACATCTTTGAAATTGCCTGACAAGTCTGCCGCGGCGGGTGCATTCGGGTATGCCAACTGCCGGTCGGAGGCTGTTGGAATAGAAATGAACCCATTATCATTCGGAGAAAGTGCAAACACAGGCATCACCGTATAGTGTATAAAGACAAGAACCAGGAAAACAACAAACATGAAGAGTGAGAAGCCAAAAATATAGGATATTACTCCTGTCTGTGGTGCCCACTGCGGATAATAATAGGATCTTCCCTCAAACGTTGACCCATACCCTTGCGGTACATTCGTTTGCGTAGAGCCCATAAAGGATGGCATATACGGCTTCAAATAAGACGCGTATCCCTCCATTGCTATCACAAGCGGCGAAAACATTCACCGCTTCTTTTTCGTGGACCCCCTCTCTGGGTGAAACTGAATGCGTTTATAATAGGCATCCGTATCCTTCACCTTACACCCACGCAACTTTTCACGCAAATAGCACACGAAAGATATACGTGTGAATGGCTTCTCCCCACCCATTGTCCCAGTCTCAATCGAATCATGGTGAATCTTCGGGAGGGCCTTATTAAACTTTTTGTCTTCCTCCGTCTCATACATCTCCGTATTACAGTGCCATTCATGTACATCCATTGCCAGAAAATCCCCTGTTCGCACATTGAACCCAATCTTATAGCGAGGAAAGAGAGTTGCCCCTCCAGAATACTTGCCGCGCTCAATCACAGATAAATTCCCGAATCCCTCCTTGAAATCCCCGTCGTCCATATGGAGGGCCGTGCGGAAATTGCGATTAATCGTAATGGAAGAGAATGCCGTCTCCGCCACACGGTACTTTGGTTTCTCAGATGCCGCCGCCAATTGTTTTGCGTGCTTATCCGGAATTAGCTTTTTGAACACTGCGTCAATTGCCGAAATATAGGGTATTCCGTGTTTGTATTGTTCGAAATACTTTTGCGTGTACGAGGTAAGCCGGCAAGGTAGTCCCATAAATGGCGTCTGTTCGAAATAACCCAACACAGAGCTAAACACATTATTATTTACTCGCATCTTAGAAAGCTTTCCATCCTGCTTATACCTAGCAGACCACGAATTCACAATCACCGGCTTCCTCTTCTTCCAATAATTGGAGTCCGCCTTGATAGGACCCGCGGCAGCCCCGCGATTCCTCGACGCCCCTGCCGTCTGGTAATAGGCCTCCCATCCGGTTTTGATAAGGTCATTGGGAATGACATTCTTACGAAACCTGGCGAGTAGCTTGCCCGTAGAGTCAACAACATCGACATCCTCGTCCAGAACATTCATATCCTTTTCGTCAAAATAGGTGCCTTCCCGTGCCTTTATTTCGTCATCCGTCATCTCGGGCTTCACCACCAGCTCACGTACCTTGGTTCTCACCTCTTCCGTATGTTTCGGAAGCTGGAGCCCCTCATAGATTTCGGGTTTATATTCTTTTACTTTTCGGCTCACGCCTCTTTTGGAAACCATCTTAGTTATAAGCTAGAC